ACGATGACGGGATAGCCGAACAGCACGCCGCCATCCTTGGTCACGCCGGGGAATTCCGGCTGGCCGAGGGCGTTGACGAGCAGCGCCAGACCCATCGCATTGGTCTGGGACATGATGATCACGCCGCTGCCCGTCATGTTGTAGGCATTGGCGAACTTGGCGATCATCGACCGCAGATCCTTGCGGATGTCGTCGGCGTCGCCGCCGCTCTCCGCGGCGATGGCATCGGCACCGTTGGTGATCGATGCCGGCTTCACGTTGGAGGTGCCGGAGTTGGCGGGATCGACGAACGCAACGTCGATGCCGGCGGCGATGGCAGCCGAGAGCTGGTCGCGGACGATCATGTCCGAGTTCGGCGACGAGAACTTGATGTTCTCCTCGGTGAGCACGCAGATGTTCGCGATCTTCAGCGGGGTCAGCGTCGACCGATCGAAGTCGAAGCTGGTCAGTGGCTTCGGCTTGCCCTCACCGACCCAGTAGGCGGTGCCGCCGCCGGTCTGGATGACATACGGCGTGTTGAAGTCGAGGCGGCGCAGCGCCGGCACGTTGCCCACGCCGAACTTGCCGACGATCGTCTGCGGCCGCAGGAACTCGAGGAAGTCCGCGACGGCGGCACCCTCGGCGCTGACCAGGTCGGCCGCCCAGTTGCCAGACGCGTTGGCGCCCGGCGCGACCTCGTTGGCCTTCTGGACGATCGCGAATGCCTGGCTGTTTTCGCCGTACATCCCGCGCGCGACCACGAGCGGCTGGTGGCCAGTGAGCTGCGAGGCCATCTTGACCTTCACGAGCTGGGTGAAGCCCATGCCCGGCAGCAGCTTCGGCGGCGCCTTCACGCTGACGATCGGGTCGAGCGCCGGGCCGCCGTTGTCGCCGATGCCGGCGGTACGCGGCACGGGCTTGGCGGCCTTGGCCAGATCGGCCTCGACGCGCTTCAGACTCGGCAGGTCACGATCGATGGTGGCGACTTCCGCCTCCAGCGTCTTGATCTCGTCGAGCTGCGCGTCGTTCAGGGACTCGTCGGTCTCTTCGTGGATGGCGGCAATGCGCGCCGTATTGGCCGCGCGCTTCTCCTCGAAGCGGGCGATCTTCTCGCTGATCTTCACGTTCTTGCCCTCCCGGGGCGTCGTGAGCGTTTTCGGATTCCCGGACGCGGGAGGGGTGAGACGGACGACGGCCATCGCCTTGCGGCCTGACGCGGCCGGCGTGGTGTCGTTCGGATTCGGGGGAAGCTTCTGGTCGGGCAGGCCCGCCGCCTTGCGAGCAGCGGCATCGATCGACTTGACCGACGTGATCATTGCGCCCGCATTCGCCGGCACCGCCACGGTGCTCAGCTCGAAGATCTCGATCTCTTGGAATTCGATGCCGCCGTCGTCCTTGAATGCGTACTTCAGCGGGCGAAAACCGATGCTGACCGCGCGGACAATGCCGCTCTTGATCTCGCCCCAGGCCATGTCGAGTCGGTCCTTGAGCAGGCCGGGCTCGTCATAGGTCGCGATCTCGGCCTCGAACTCGATGCCCTTCGCGGTCGGCTTCTTGAACGTCACCTTGCCGATCGGCTCGTCGGAGTTGTGCGCACGGAGCAACGCGAGCGGGTTCGTGAACTTGGAGCCCATCGGGTCGATCGTGTCGTTCACGCGATCGAGCTGCGGCGTCGTCGCCATGCCGGAGAAAACGCGGCGCTTGCCGACGGCGTCGTCGACCGCCTTCGTCTCCGTGATCAGGCTGTAGGCGTAGGCGCGATCGACCATCGCGCTGCTGTCGAGGGGCATGGCGCGATCCTCTTGTCGGGCGGCCTTGTGGCCGGTGATGTGCGGGTGGGCGAGCGCGGCGACGGGCGCCGGCGCTTCAGAGGATGATCAGTTGGTACTTCGCCTGGTCGGCGCTCTGCGGATTCATCGCCATCAGCGACACCGCGTTGAACGAGGCCATCAGCGGGTCGATCTTCGCCGTGCCCGAGGCCTGCTTCGTGATCAGCTTGGCATTGCCCTTCGGCTCGACCTTCGCGTTGCCGACGCACCACGCCATCATCGCCTGGCCGGAGTGTCTCATCGTCCCGTCGGCCAGCGCGCGCTCGGTGCTCATGATGGCGCCAGACAGCCGCCACCCCTGGGAGATTCCGACCAGCTGCTCGGCTGTGACGCCGCCCTGCTGGAGGGCGTCGGCTAGACCGGCAAGACCAGCTGGATCGACGCCGACGGCGCTCTTCTCCGGCAGCTTGCCGCTCGCGACGACCTGCTCAGTGATCGCCTTCACATCATCGAGATCATCACCAAGACGATCGACGATGCGCATCTCGTCGGCTTGGTCGAAGTCGCGCAGCCGCGGCGCGATCTCCTGCCGCAGATCGAGCGCGTCCTCGTAGCACCAGGCCCGCGTCCACAGCAGCCAGCGGCGTGTCCCCTTCTCGCGGCCGAGCACGGCAAAGCCGAGCAGGTCGTCGAGGCCGCCGCCGTCGCCACCCATCGTGACAACCTCGCTGCGGTCGAGCAGGCTCTCCAGGGTCAGGCCGGGCTCGGCGGCGCCCTCCCAATGGTTGACGCCGGCCCAGCGGTCGTCATGCATCGCGAGACCGATCTCGATGTTGAGATGCTGCGATGCCCAGATCTTCTGCGCCCCGAAGTCCTTCAGCTTTTCAGCGGCGAAATCCTTCGCCAGCGTCTCGACCCACACCGACCGGCCGATGTTCGGCTGCAGCCGCCGCCAATTCGCCGGGTTTTCCCAGAACTCCTTCGCCTTCTGCTGCTGCTCGCTGAATTCGTACAGCACCGGAAGCGTATCGATGCCTGGCGCCCTGCCGTCACGGATAGCCCGCGCGATCTTCAGCTCCGATTTGAAGACGCCGGCCGGCTCTTTGAACGACTGAGTCGTGATCATCGCCCAGAACGCGCCCGGCACCGAGACCATGCCGCCCTTGAGCTGGCCGATGACGGCCTCGGCATTCGGGTCGCCGCCAAGCAGATGGATCTCGTCGATCAGTGCGAACGACGGGACGGCGCCGGTGACGATCTTCTTGTCGAAAGTCTTGATCTTCGTGTTCGCCTTAGTGCGGCGATCGAGGATAGTCTTGATGTGATCGCGGACGTGAAACCGCTTCTGCAGGTAGCCCTCGTCGTCGAGCTCGATCATGCCGCGCGCCTGGCCGAAGGCCTTGTCGGCAATCTCGATGCTCGGCGCCGTCATCAGCAACTCGGCCCGTGGACGATCGTTCAAGATCGCCGCCGTCAGCGTGATCGCCGCGCCATAGGTCGTCTTGGCGTTCTTCTTCGGCACCATCACGAACAGGCCGCGGATCATCCGCACCTTCGTTGCGACATCGAACGCGCCGAAGATGGCGGCCACGATCTCGAATATCCACTCGCCGGCGGCCTCGGCCATCGTCGGCGTCCCCGGCACGTCGGGGATCCGCAACTTCTTGAACACGGCGACCGCGCGATCGGCGCGCTCCCGGTCCAGCGGCAGCGCCGGAACCAGCGACCGCCCCTCTTCGAGCCGGCGCTCCCAATCCGGGCACGACAGCACCCAGGGCGCGGGGGCGCTCAGTGCTTGATCAGTTTCGCCCACGATGTCCCTTCAGCGGCATTCTGCGCCTCGAGGTTCGCCTGCTCCTTTTTGCCGAGCGGCGGCGCCTTCGGGGTCTCGTCGCCGGCCGGGTCGGGCCGGATGCTGCCGCCAGGGATCGTGTCCGCCCGCCTCAGCAGCGAGTTCGCCGCCGGCACGCTTCCCTTCCGCGCCGCCCTGTCCAGATTTCGAAGTTGATTTCGGCGCACCTTGTCGGCACCAAACTCCAACTCCTTCGCGAAGTGCTTCAATAGCGTCGTGCGCGAGATCTCGAGTTGCGCCGCGACACGGTCGTCGCTCCAGCCATCGGCCTTCATCAGCTCGACGTCACGACGCAGCGCAGCCGTCGCATTGAACGGCTTTCGGCCCGCCATCGATGTGCTCCAATTTCTGTGCAGAAATGGCCGCCCGGCCAAGATTCCGGCGGCGATTAAAAAAAGGTCCGGATGACACCCCGCGCGGTTGCCGCCCCCATTTTGGTCCGATTTCGGACCTACCCCCCCGGTCGCGCAACTTTCTTTCGTCCCTAGGGGTAGGTGGTCGGTCGGCCCACCCCCTAGGGGTAGTGGTCCGTCACCGCGCAACATTCTTTCGCCGGCCACCGATGGTGCGATGCACTCTCATGTTGCGGTGCAATGTCGACGCGGGGTGCGACTTCGCATGTGCACCGCAGGGTCAGCGGGCCATCCTCTTCGCCCTCTCGACGTTGGTCTTCCTCGTGTGAGCGCTGCCGCAGAGCGCCTGCCCGTTCGATGGGTCGAGCGCCAAGTCGGGCCGGTCGCGCCGCTCCTTGATGTGGTCGGCGAAGAGTCGCTGACCGGGGTAGTGCCGGGCTCGGCATGTCGGATCCTGGCATCGGTTACCCGAGCGCCTGATCACCTCGGCTGCCCACGCCTTGTGCTCGGGTGTCAGGTACCAGGCTTCGGCCACCTTGGGCGGCGGCTGGGCAATGCGGGTGTCGAGGGTAGCGACCCGGGGCTTCAGCATCGTGAGCTTGGCCATGGCGCACCAATGAAAAGCCCGCCAGAGGATGGTCCTCGGCGGGCGCGCAATTCAGGTGTCCGGAAAATAGGCATAGTGCGGTGCGCTCGTCAATGGCCTAGATGTTGTGCAAGTGCCGAGCGCACCGCACTATGCCTATTTTCCGGACA